GAAAAGAACGTACCTGCCTCCGCATCCACCTGCGTTTTGCCGCCATTGTTGCTCTGCAGTTCGCTGGCAAAGTTCACCGTGGCGAACGTATTTGGCCGCAGGTTGTTGGCCTCGAACGATTCGGGGCAGTTCTCAACGGCAAGGCAAAAAGCCCGGTAAATATCGATTATGGTCATGGGTATTCGGTTGCGATAGCGATTTGTATAGCGTCAAAAAACGGAGTCCAAAGCATTACGTCCCACGTTTGGAAGGCCCCTGTTTTCCAGAGCCGCCCGTAAATCGAGAGCTCCCTCCCTTTGCCGTCTTCGTGCCTTTCCCGGTACTGCCGGATTTTGATTTGCTCGGGGCTTTCTTTGAAGCTTGGAGCCCTTGGGGGCTTGAACCAGTTGCGGAAGATGGGGTCGTTGGCGAGGGCATCGAGGTAAGAAAAAAAAAGTTGCGCACGTCGATAGCCACGGCCAGCGGCAGCTGCTCAATCTCCTTAATCCGCTCAGCGTGCCAGCGGTCGAACGCCTCCTGCGTTTGCGGCAGTTGTTCGTCCGGCGATTTGCGCAAAAACAGGGCCATTTGGGCCAAAAAAATGCGCGTGGGGGTCATGTAGATAGCACTCATCTGCTCAGCATCGCGCGATTCGATTACCGCCTCCACGTCTTTGGCCAGTTTGAATTCCAAGAAATTCTTGAAATAGTCCTCAAGTAACAGCGATTGCGCCACTTGTTTGACCGAAAAGCCGGGGCCACGCTGGTTTTTGTAGTTCACGGCTTGTTCGCAAAGGTACCAGCGTTGCCCGTCGAACTCAAACACGTTCTCCGGGGTTTTCGGCGTGTGTCGTGCAAAGCATCCGGCGATAGCCTCCACGGCACCCATCAACATCGTTGCGGCGTGCTCTTCGCTCTCCCCGGCCAGCGTGACCTCTGTGGGGTTTACGCCGGGCATAAACGGTCGCAGGCTGTGGGCAAGGGCGTTCAGATAGGCCACCAGCGGCACGCCTCCAAGGCTGTTCTCCCCTGTTTCGGCTTGGTGCCGGAGGGCCCCCATCATCGCGTGGTATGCGATATGGCATTCAAAGAATTGCCCCACGGTGACTTCGGTCGCCTCCGTGGGGATATTGAACGTGAGCGTGTCGCCGTTCGGCGCGATTGCCTTAAGCACTTGCATACGCGGCGACGATTTTTTGGGCGATAGTCAAGGGTTTGGATGCGGGGCCGGCGCTGATACCGACTTCTTTGGCCAGCGTGCGCACGGCATCGGCCTGTTCGACGGTCACGTTCTCCCAGTCGGTTACACCGCACTTCTCGGCGATCATGGCGAGGTTGTACACGGGCAGGTCCAAGTCATCAGGAAAACCGACCGGCAGCCCGGCATGGGCCAGCTCAGCTGGGGCAGGTGTTACATCGCTTTTTTTTTGCACGGTGGGCGATGCGATGGCCCGCTCGCGTTCCACATCGAGGCGGGTACGCATCTGGCGGCCTCCGCTGACTACATAATCGAAGCTCCCACCAAAGCCGGCGGCGGCTGCGTAGGGGTAGAGATGCTTGCGGAACAAGGTCAGGATAATGTTACCCGCTTGCGGGGTGACTTCCTTCTCGGCCACCATGTTGTCAAGGGCCTCCTTAAACTGCTTAATTGCGTCTAAATTCTTTTGGTTCATGTTAATTGGGTTTTGGTTTTCACAAAGATATAATTTTTTGCGCTTTTCCAGTTTTTGCGGTTAGGTTCATTATCCCCCAATACCTAAGCGCATCGAGTGCATGGTCATCGGACGGAGCCGGCACGCGCGTAAATTGCCCCGTGGCTGCGTGTGTCGCCCACTTGTACATACGGGCCTCGCGTGTGAGGTTTGGCCCAATTAAGCGGAGAGGCATATCGTTCAGCGCCATGATACCATTCAATACACTCTCGGGCCCTTTTGTGGCCGGTCGGACATTGTAGCCCAGCCTGCGCAGCTCTTGGATTATCTCCGGTCGTGCGCCGTCCGCCCAAATTGGTGAGGCCTTAGCCACGCCCCAGCCGGGTAGAGCGGCCGCCAATGCGGACGGGGTTAGCCCGGACTGGTAAGCGATTTCCTCGGCATAGACGTGTTCGCCTGCGATGCCGCACTTGACCAACGCCAGCGGTTCCGAAAAACCAAAGTCAAGACCATAACCAAAGCGGCGAACGTCGTCGGGGAATTGGTGCCAGCTTTCTGCACGTTTGTAGATAACGCCCTCCGATTTCCCTGTACGCCCTTCCCCGTACACCCGCCACCATTCGGAGTTACCGCGCTTCGCTTCAATACTGGCCACCACGGCTGGCGATAGGAACGGGTTGTCCTGATAGGTCGAACGGCAGAAGTTGCCTGCTGCCATCGCCTCCGGTCGATACCGGTGATGAATCCAAAACTCCGCGTCCGCATTGTAGTCCACAAACGCGGCAACCTTGGTGCGGATAAACAACTGCTCGAACACCTCGTGCCGGATGCCGTTCGCCTCGTTTACAAAGAGGATATGGCGCTTACCTGCCTTAGCATCTTGCGGGGTTTCGTAGCTGACAAACTCAATCCGGGCCCCGTTGGTAAACTCAAACGCTTTCTCGGTGGTATGGTAACGTTTGACCACCGGCGCAAAGGTAGCGGCGATGTTTGTCGCGTCCGTAATTGCGCCGCGTTTGAGGTTTGGCACGTCCTGTCCCACAACGCTAATAATCGTTGGTTCGCCCCCCATCTTGGGATACTTTGCCGCGATTATGAATAGGGTCTGCAGCACGGCGTACGTCTTGCCCGAACTGGTACCACCCTGCAGAATAAACACCGGCACCTTGCCAGTCGGTGCATTTATTGCACGTAGTGCCCGGGTTTCGCACCACTCGAACAGGGCGCTGGCCTTCTGCGTGTGCTTAATCATCTGCGTTGAGCTCACGAGTTTTGACGACTTTGGTCTCGAAGACAATAGGCTGGCCACCGCTGGTAACGTCCGTCTCGGTCCGTTCCACATACCCACGCTTTTTGCCCTGTGTCTTGAGGAAGAATAGGACGGCGGGTACGTTTCCCTCGGTTATCAACGTCTGTAGTGCGCTCTCCGCACGGTCGATTAGGCTTTCCTTAATAGCGTCGACCGCGGCGGCGTATTCGGGGTCGGATTCGAGCCAGTTGTAATGCGTTTTTCGGTCAATAGGAACGTGCCTAACCGCCTCGGAAACGTTACCAGCGCACCGCTTTAGTGCGTCGAGAAATTCTCTTTTATTGGTTGTGGAATTTGTGGAATCCATTTTGCCGGGGTTTAGTCAGAAAAAGCCGTGGCGAGCGTTCACCCACCACGGCCAAAAAAGAAAAACAAATAGTTGTGTGCGTCGTTTGTCCACGGCGGGATTCATCGCAAAGATACGTCATAAATCATTTGCTTCAGTCGGTACTGTTTTTTTGCTCTCATCAGCATCATCAGCGCTGACCGGCAATCCTCGGATTTTAGCGCCTCGGCGATGTCCGGAGACGGATTCTTACCAGTCAGCTCCACCACGTCCACTGCGGCGACGCGAGCGGGGTATACCTTACCGCCTTTTTTCGATGGAGATACCTCAAGAACGTTGTGTTTGCCGTAACGGTTGCGCAGCAGGTCGACCGCCAGCTGGCTAATCGCTTGGTTTTTGCCAACGCGGATGCCCACGGCTGCGGCGGTGCGGGCGTTCATGCGGCTGTGCAGGTGGTACACGGCGCTATCGAGGTTTGAGTTTTCGACACACGCATAAGCCAACACCGGCGCATCGTTCACCAACCACCCGATAAAGCAGCCAGCGTTTCTGAAGATGACAAACCGCAGGGGCTCAAACAGGTCTTCGGGGTCGTACATCGCGACGGCAAAACCGTTTTCGCGGAATGCGGGGTCAAGGCCGAGGAGAATCATATATAGCTCTTTAGTGAGTTAAGCAATATGCGGTAGGCTGCGCTTTCTTTGGCGTGCTGCAAGCGAAGAATAGGCCATGCCTCGCCCTTGCTTATGCCATGTAGGTGAGCGTATTCAGCCACCTTTTCCTTGGTAGGTTTTTCCGGAGGGCCCTGCCGTTCGAGGTGTTCGATGCGGCGGCGGCAGATTTCGGCGTAAGTCATGAAATTTCGGTTAGATAGGTGAGCAATCGTTTGGTTTCCTTGGCCGTGGCCTGCGCTGCTTTGCGCTGGGCATCGGTCAAGAAACTAACGTGGTCGTTGTAGAAACTGTGGTTTTTGCCCAGGTACGCCGCCATGTTTGAACGTGACTGGTAAGTGAACGTCAATTCAAGGGCGTGCGCTGCGGTGGCCACCACGTTATCGATTTGGCAGTTGAACAGCTCGCCCGGCGACATTGCATAGCGAACGCAAAAGCACGCCATGCAGGCGGCAAAGCGGGTGTTTTCCGTGACCGTGCCCCCTCCACCAGTCAGCAGCTGGCGGAGGTTGGCAAAGTCGCGTTTGCGGTTTTCGGGCAGGCCGTCAAGGGACAGCACGCCGTTGAGGTAGGCAAATTCAGAAGGGAAGTTCGTCATCTTGGGCAAAGGGTGCTTGGGGTTTGGCAGTTGGTTTCGGCGCTGGCGTTGCGCTGGGGGCCGGCGACATGGCAGGGCCGACCTCGGTTTTCTCCGGCCAATCGATGATTTCCAAGCGAGCGACGCGAAACTCATGAGTGTACTGGGTCACACCGTCTTTTTCGTACTCCCGTTGGCCGTATTCGGCGGCTATCAGCACGCGGTTCCCCTTGCGAAGGTACTTCTGTGCAATTTGGTCAAACGGGCTGTAGGCGTAGGCTGTTACCCACGTCGTCACTTCTTTTTCTTTCACTTTTTTGCTGACAGCAATGCGCAATTTTGACACGCCGTCACCGTTTTGGAATTGCCTGTGTTCGGGCTCAGCGCCGAGGCGACCCATGAATGTGCAGATGTTCATGATATTGGGGTTTGAGATAAAAAATTGATTAGTATGCTTTGCCGTGGCGGATGCCCCGCGTGGCGTTGTATGCCAACTTGGCTTGGATGTGGGTATCGATGTCGATGCCCATGTAGCCGGAGAGGTCAAGTAACCGGATAATCGCGTCGGCAATTTCGTCCTCCACCGTATCTTTAACGTTTTCGCTAAAATAAGCAGGGAACATTTCCATATTCATTTCTGCCATTTTTTTCGCTTGAGCAACATAACCTTTCCAGGTTGTCCGTCCCTCGCGGTGCGCCTCCACGGCCTCGGCGATTTCGGAGACAATCAGCATACACCGGTCGGGGAAGGTGGCGGGATGCTCGTAAAATCCGCGTTCTACGTTGCCGGCGTGGATTTGTTTGCTAAGTTCTGTCAAGTTCATGTGTTGGAATTTTGGGTGGTGAGGTAATTCATGATCTTATCGAGCCTGCGAAGGTACGGCGTGGCCCATTTGCGGCCTTTTCCAGCTCGGACCATTTCAAGGTGAGTATCGATAAGGTTGGCAGTATTCGTGACGTGTTCGGCATCGGTTATTTGCATCGGCCCGGTCGGCTTGTTAGCTGCAAAATAGGCTTCGATTTCGGGCCAGCGCAGCCACAGCGCTGCCTCCTGCTGTTCGGGGGTGGGGTTCATTTCCATAGCGATGCAACAAAAGTCCGGTTTTTTTCAATCAAAGCGATAGCGTACAGACGTTGAAACTGGCGTTCGATGTCCTCAGCTCCGATTTTTTGCACGTCGTTTAGGTTCACCATTTTTCCCAGCTGCACCTCGGTTTTGCGGAACTCCAGTTCGGCCACGCGCGCCTCCCCAACAGCCTTTTGCCGAAGCGCTGCCTTGTATTCCTCGGGCAGGTCTTCGATTTGGCCGGGGCGGATGTACGGTTGCAGGTCTTCAATCCACCAAAATTTAGGGTCCCACGTTCCGTTTTTGCCCTCGGCTGCATAACGGGATATTTCGCGGCGGCGGCGGCGGTCGTCCTCGGGGCGGGGTGCGCATCGGGAGATGTGACCGCTCTCGATGTCCATTTCCAAAAGGAATCTTTCGGCAGATGCACGCTGCTGCAATTCTTTGTCCCGTGCCTGCACAATGGCAGCGCGCTGAGTGTGCGTGTAAACGGCCAGCACCTTGCTAAGCAGCTGCGGGTTAAGAGATTGGTTCAGCACCACGTCCGGCAGGTCGCCGTTCGATGCAAAACCAAACGCGCTAACGACCTCCTGTGGGCTAAGTCGTGGGTATTTTTCGCGCAGTGTGCGCACCATCGCCACTTTCATGCCCTCAGCAATGTCCGGGTAAGTAAAAAACGAAACGGACACCTCGGCCAATAGGCTGGCCAGCGACGTGTCGGGCAGCTCTTCGAGCTTGTACCCGGGCCTGCTGCTAATCGCGTAGGCTTGCACGGCCTTAATTGGTAGCCGAGCGTGACGGGCAACGGCTTCCACAAAGTCATTTTTAAACGGTGGCAACTTGCTCATAGATGAAAGGGGCTTTTGTAGTTAACAGTATTGTAAATGCTTTTGGCTTTTTTTAGCTCGGTTTGCAGGTCAAAATCGGACATCCCTGCAAGGTAGCCGGGGATGCCGAGGCGTGGGTCCAAAAATTCCTCAACTCCGGGGTGAGCAATCAACACAGCCTTTACCATGTCCACCTTGCGCTGGTCTTTGCGTTCGTAATAGCCCCCAAACTGTTGGCCGTTGGGCAGGACGATTGACATCGTTTCGCTTTGCGCTGGCACCAAGTCCGTGACGGCTGTCGGCCTGCCTTGCTGCTGTTTGACATTGTAGGCGGCTTCTAGGTATCCGGGGAAATGGCTTGGGCGGGATAACGTTTCGGGGTTCAGATACTGGCGCATTTTCGGGTCGTTGCCCCATTGGGCGGTTTTGAACTCAATCACCATGCGCACTTCGTCTTCTGTCCCCTCTTTTGCTTTCAGTACTCGGGCAAACTTTTCCACGTTACCCTTTGCGGTTGCGCGAAAGGCGGTGCCAGCGACGGTGTTTAGGTGTTCGACCAGCCGGGAGGCGGCAGCATCGATTTCGGCCTTTTTCGCGGCTGCTTTTTCGACTTTGTCCACCGCCAGCTCTTCGGTTTTCCCGACCGGTTCGGCCTGCTGCAAAAATTCGGGATTACCGAATGAATGTTCTTTGGCCGTTTTTACCGCCTGTTTTGGCTTCTGCGGGGTTTTCGGCGTTGGAACGGGTGTTTGCTTAGGCTCGGACTGTTGAGCGGCGCACGCGGCTTTTAATTCTTCAGCTGTTTGAACGATGCGGAAATGGCGACGGTTAAACGGCGGTCGCTTATCAATCATCAGCAGGTCAGCCCGGCAAAGAGCGTTAATAGCGCTCTCTACTTTTCGCTCCGTTAATCCGGTTTTTTCGATTAGCTTTTCAGCAGAGGCATAAAACCAGTTGTCGTTTTCAGCGGCTTTATACTGTTCGGCGAGGCTGCATAGCTCGGAAAAGAAAATCGCAGCATCCGCGCCACACAGCGCGACCAGTTCCCGATTGTAGGGAAGCCAGCTGCCTGCGTTCATTAACGTCTGGATTTTCATAAAAAAAGAACGGGGCCGCAACGCTTCCACACGTGCAGCCCCATCTCAGGTTTGGAGGGAAACCCGCGGGCGGTGGAAGGCACCCGCGGATCTTGATGCAAATATAAACCGAGTTTTTCAATTTAGGTTCATTGGCTAAAAAAAAAGTTTTGCGCGTTTCGCGCTTTAGCTTCTTCTATTTTAGATTATTCAGTTTTAGTATCTATGTTTTAATATCTCTATTTTAGTATTGTTCCTACGTTTTGTGGAAACGCTCTCCTACAAAACGTGGAAACGCTCTCCTACAAAACGTGGAAACGCTCTCCTACGTTTTGTGGAAACGCATTCCTACGTTTTGTCGAAACGCGGAACCGCATTTTGTGGAAACGCGAAACGTGAAAACACTACCCACCCCTCCGTTCTATCTCCCGATCCAAATACAAACGCGCCTTTTTCAGGTCCTCAAGCTCCCGCGCTGGGTCTTTTTTGCCGGCACGGAGGATGTATTTGACGACGTTGCCGAAATAAAAGCCGAGGGCCCACGCCTCGATAACTTTAATAGCTTCATAATGGTTGGCTTCGCCACCGTAATGCTGAGGGTTGTTAATCGGATCCATGCGGGCAAAAATACAAACAGCCGACCGTTCGGCCAGCTGTTTGCTAATCCTTTAAATCTTTTACTCTCAAAGCGTATCTCTCGCGGCCACAGCGGGGGTCGAACCCGCGTCTTTTGCCGCATTACCTGGGACCGGCAAATGTGCTACCCTTGCACTATGTGGCCTTTGTCGGGAGGGCGGGGCTTGAACCCGCATTTTCGGAATCACCTCCGGTGTGTTGCCTGTTACTACCACCTCCCAAAAAAACCGCCGCAACCGTTCAGCCACGGCGGTTGACACTTACAGCCTAAATTCTATACACCACTAACCAGCGTGCTAATGTACTCACGGCACAAAGTTACTCTTTGTCTGATTTTTTCGATAGCCTCTTCATCACGGGCCACGTCAAAGCGCTTGAACTTGAGATTGTCCGCGATGTCCGGGTAGGTCAGCATCCGGCGCACGTCGTCAATCGTTTCGTCAACGTTTCCGCCAAGGCCCCGCTGGTACGATAGCTTGCGGGCCTCATCCAAAAGGATGTGTTCGGGGGCATCCGTAAGGACGTACAGGATTGCAGCCGACTGGCGACCGGTGAGGGCCATGTAGCCCTGTAGCTGCCAATAGTAATCCTTGCTCGGTAGCTCAGTCTCAAACAATGGGAACGTGGCGAAACTCCACGGGCATTTGATGTCAAAAACGTGTGTTTCGGTCAACACGTCCGGAGTGCCTGCCATGTACTCGTCGCTGAACTTATCTTCGTTCTTGAACCACAGCGCACCGGGCTCCACGATGTTGGCAGCAAAGTCGATGGCGACACCCTCCATTGTGGTGCCCTTGTCCATTTGTTTGGACGTGACCTCGATGCGGCGGTCATACACCCGCTCCGTGAGCCATTGTTTGCAGTAGGTCTTGGTGGTCTCGCTAATCGGCTCGGATTTGCTGCGGGGATCGGTCATGATTTTGCCAATAGCGGAGCAGCGGATTTTGAAGTCTTGCACTTGCATAGTCATAGGGTTTAGGGAGTTTGGAGTTGAAAATTGTTTACGGCGTCGAGCAGGGCCAGCTGGACTTCCTCATCGCGCTGAAATTTTGTCCACACCTGTTCGAGCGTTGCTTTGTCTGTGGCCAGCGCTTGAACGACTTTGCGGAACGTCTCGCTGCCAATTTCGAGAGCAGGCAGCACGGGGCCACGCTGGGCAGGAGCGGCGATTTCGCGGGCCACTTCCAGTTCGCCCTCACCGAGCAGGCCGTTTGTTGCCTCCGGGAAAGCCATGCGCAGGGCGTGCGCTTCGGCGACCTTGCTGAGCATTTGAATCGGCATGGATGCCCACTGGCCGCGACCTTTGTTGAACTCGCTCATGGACACAGTGACCGTGAACGCGCATTTTTCGCCGCGCACAAAGCGAAATACCGTGCAGGTAGCCGTCCGTGGTTTTTGACCGGCGTCGAACTGGGCGGCTGTTTTGTAACTGCCATTGGGCAGCACGTCGAAGCGGATAGGCTCGATGCCAGCGAACTCACCGGTGCGTGCGGCAATCTTGCGAAGCCCATCCTTGCGGACATAGGGCGAGTACTTACCACCGCCCAGCGGGATGAGTTCAATCTCCTTGAGCCGTGGGTCCAGCTGCACAGCGCCGCACAACTGGGCGAAAATGGCGACTTGGGCCGGTGGGCAGTCGCTGGGGATAATGCCGGCAGCGGCGAGGGCTTGCAGGTCGTCGGACGTGACGTTGATTGTCGTACTGAGATTAGACATTTTGGTCAAGGTTGCGGGAGGTGAGGAAATCGAGGGAGTAAACGCCAAAGGCTGCAATTATGCGACGAATACCGAGGTTGTTTGCGAACTGCGATAGGTGATAGTACGAATCGCCAATCGGCATTTCAACTGGCAGCATCAGCCACACCACGGCATCGGAGTAGTCCGATTGCTTAAGTTTTGCACTCATGAATTGCAACTCGGCACCGGGCACAATGCCGACAACGTGCTTAGCAGCGTCGGCAACACGTTCCATCCATGGTGTCGAGTTGTTCTGAAATGACAGCAGCACGCGGCAAACTTGGTGGGTAGCATTGCCGTTTTCGTCGTAATACTTAGAAAGGTTCATAAAACAAGTGTTAAAGGATTAAGGAATCAAGCTGTAGTACCGTTTCCGGTGATGCAAAGATAACGCGATTTTCGTTTGTGCAAACTTTTTTAAAAGAATTTTTTAAAAATAATTGAAACGGGCACAAAAAAGCCCCGCCGAAGCAGGGCCAGTTGTTTGTTTTGATCTGGAAAGAAGCCTTAGATTCCGTACATATACGGCTGCCAAAAGGCGCGACCTTTCTGCCGAGCGATGCGGTACATCCGCTCATCGTAATACGCCGTGTCCTGGGCATGGATTCGGTCTTGAAATCTGCACATACAGTCCATTTTGTCGGTAGGATTTTCGCGAACGGTCACGCATGGTACAAACACGCTGGGCTTTTCGTGACGCGGTGCGCAGCTGGTGGCGAAAATGGCGAGGCAAAGGGCGGAGAAAACTACTTTTTTCATGTGAGTATAGATTAGGGGTTAAGAATTACATGACAGGCTTCCAGACAGCAAGGCCATCGCGCTGGAGCTTCAAGAAAAAACAGTTGGAATAGCTGGCTGTGTCGCTGTGGTGGTGCCATTCGTCCTCGCGGCAAAAATGCCACAGGTCGCCATGTTCGTCACGAAAGTAAAAGCACGGGACAAAGTACTCCGGCGCTGGCTTTTGCTCAGCAGGGCGGCAGCTGGGCAGCAGGGCGGCGATAACGAGGGCA